TCAACGATCCTAGAAACATCATGGTAAATCCTGAAGAAATTGTAAAGGTGTTCTCTGAAGAAGTCTTTGATAAGAAGATCGAAGCTAATCAAGTGATCTGCGCAAGTCCTACTGAATAATCATGCAACCGGTTGGTGGATCAGAGCTAGCTTACGCTAGGCTCATGAACTATTTGTCTGAAGAAGACTTAAAAGACACTAACATCATCCTGTCAACGTGTAATCCTGCTTTCTTACAGAGAGACAAGAAAAACGTACTATGGCAGCAGCTGAGCTATGATCAAGATAATGTTCAGCTGTTAAGAGATCCAAACTTTCTTCGAAGAATCGATAAGATCGTATACGTCTCTCACTGGCAGTTTGAAAAGTTCTTTAGAGTGTTTGGAATCTCAGGAGATAAGTGTACGATCATTCGCAATGGGATTGAACCGATACCTTTTAAAGAGTCTTTTGGCGACAAGATCAAGCTAGTTTATACCTCGACTCCTTGGAGGGGTCTAAACGTCCTGTTAGACTCGTTGATCTTAATGAACAGAGATGATGTTCAAGTTGATATCTTTTCTTCAACAAAGATATACGGTCAAGGGTTTTATGATTCAGTCGATCATCAGTTTACAGAGCTATATGATAAGGCTAAACAACTCAGCTGCGTGAACTTTCATGGGTTTGCCTCGAACGATGAGGTTAGAGAGGTAGTTGCTGCAGCAGATATCATGGCGTATCCTAATGTGTTTGAAGAAACAAGCTGTATGTCAGCCATTGAAGCGCTGTCAGCTGGATGCAAGGTTGTCACAACTAACTATGGAGCTCTACCAGAGACATGCTCTGTGTGGGGCAGTTACGCATCATTCACACCAGACTATAGAAAGCTAGTGAGTGATTACACTAAGCTCTTAGAGTATGAGATAGATAACTTTAAAGGTAAAGACTCAGAGCAGTCTAAGTTTTATCACCAGCACTACTCAATGAGTGCGGTGTCTTCATTATGGAAAAGGGTGTTGGCTGATGTACATGATGCATAATAGACTATATGTCTTAAAAGAGTCTCGAGATATAGAGATAGAGCAAGTTCTAGACATTGGTGCATACAGAGGCGAGTTCAGTGACATCATCGACGACGTATGGCCTAACGCAAAGGTTCAGCAGTTTGAAGCAGATGAAAGAAACAAAGATTATCTGCTACCTAATGCAAAGATAGCTGTACTAGGTGATGAAGAAAAAACAATAGAGTTACACACTATAGAAGATACCGGATACGGATCTACGACAGGTACTTCTATATTCAAAGAACAAACAGAGTTCTATGAAAACTCTCAGTCTAAACTATGTAACATGACAACCTTAGACAAAGTTGTTGATATGTCCGGTGACTGGAGAAAAGGCTTAGTAAAGATCGATACTCAAGGATCTGAGCTTTTAATTTTAAAGGGTGCCACTGAGTTCTTAAAGAAAAATCCTAGATTTATCATACTCGAGTGCTCATATATTGAATACAACAAGGGCGCGCCACTGATATACGAATCATTCGATTTTATGAGATCCATAGGTTATAGACCTATAGATATAGTAGGGATGACTCACGCAGACGACGGAAAGCTGATTCAGTCTGATATTTTATTTGAATCATAAGTTGTTATAAATAGCTGTAGAGGATTTATAAACCGGAGAACTCTATGGCTGTTACAAGCAGAGCAACTCTGATTGACTATTGCAAACGTAAGCTCGGTGACCCAGTCATTGAGATTAACGTCGATGAGGATCAAGTTGAAGATCGAATCGATGAAGCACTAGAATACTATCAAGAGTATCATTCAGACGCGACTCTGAAAACCTATCTAAAGCATCAAGTTACTGCAAGTGATATCAGTAACGAGTACATCACGCTTTCTTCAGACATTATTCAAGTTGCGAAGTTGTTCCCTCTAACTTCTACCTTCGCCAACTCGCGTAACTTCTTTGACATCAAGTACCAGTTGATGCTGAATGACATGCACAACCTGGCTTCTTTCATCGGTGACTTGTACTACTACGAGCAGATGCAACAGTATCTTTCTCTCTTAGAGATGAAGCTAAACGGCCATCCTCAGGTTCAGTTTGCACGTCGACAAAACCGTCTTTATATCTTCGGTGACTTTGCAGACGGCGACATCAAAGAAGGCGACTATATTGTTGCCGAGGTATACCAGACAATCAATCCAGAGACACATACATCTGTCTATAACGACAAGTGGCTCAAAGAATACGCAACCGCACTGATCAAGCAGCAGTGGGGTCAGAACTTGATTAAGTTTGAAGGTATGCAACTACCTGGAGGAGTAACGCTGAACGGCAGACAGATCTATGATGATGCAACAAATGACATAGAGAAGCTCAGAGAGAACATTCGTCTCGAGCATGAACTTCCGCCAGACTTCTTTGTAGGTTAAGATGTTAAATCCGTATTTCTCTCAAAGCGTTCGCTCAGAGCAGAACCTATACGAAGACATCATCATAGAGTCTTTAAAGATCTATGGACAGGATGTCTACTATCTGCCACGCGATCTTGTTGGTGAAGATAAGATCTTTGGTGATGATGTTCCTTCGCGATTCAACTCTTCATATAAGGTGGAGATGTACGTTGAAAATACAGAAGGCTTTGACGGAGAAGGTGATCTCTTTACACGCTTTGGTGTAGAGATTCGTGATGAGGCTACGTTTGTTGTTTCACGGCGAAGATGGAGAAGCACCGTAAAGCGTTATGATAACGAGATCACTGGTGAAAGACCTAGAGAAGGCGATCTGATTTACTTACCTTTGTCTAAGTCTCTATTTCAGATTAATCATGTAGAGCATGAGCAACCGTTTTATCAACTCAGCAACTTGCCAACGTATAAGATGCGCTGCCAGCTGTTTGAGTATAACGATGAAGATCTCGATACCGGCGTTAAAGAGATTGATGCCATCGAGCGTGATCACGCTTATACATACGTCCTTACACTCGGCGAAACGAGCCAGTACATTACGATTGGTGAGACAGTCACTCAAAGTCTTGGTGGCGGCGTCACAATGTCTGGTGAAGTTTCAAGGTGGTCTGACTCAGATCAGAAACTTCATGTCATTCATGCTGGTGCCGACGACGGTTTGTATCACGAGTTTGTATCAGGCACTAATGTAACAATTACTGGAGAGCCAGATCGTTTAGCTGACTCTAGCTTCTCTGTCAGCGCAGTGACTGAGCTAAATAAGATTGCAGAGAACGAACAAAACACTGACTTCAGCACGATCTCTTCAGACTTCTTAGACTTCACTGAAGAGAATCCGTTCGGTGATCCGGAGAACAACTGATGTTTGGAACATATTTTTATCATGAGAAGATTCGTAAATGTGTGGCTATTTTTGGTCGCATGTTTAACAATCTCTATGTTCTCCGTAAGAATTCGTCTGGTGCAGTCATCAGTCAGGTTAAGGTACCGTTGTCTTATGCACCAAAAGCCAAGTACTTAGATCGTATTCGTGAGAATCCTGATCTTGATACTGACACGAAGGTTGCAGTTAAATTACCTCGCATGTCGTTTGAGATCACTGGGTTTGCATATGATGCAGTAAGACAACTTGCAAAGACAAGCAACTTTAACACAATTGGAAGTACGACATCAACTAGACAGAAGTTCTTTACTCCTGTTCCTTACATCATTAACTTCCAGCTCAACATCTATGCCAAGACACAAGACGATGCTTTGCAAGTCGTTGAGCAGATCCTACCATACTTTAATCCACAATATTCATTGACGATTAAGCCGTTCGCTACTGAATATCCGGATTTTAAAGAAGATATTCCTATTGCTATCCAAGGCCTTACATTCTCTGATGACTTTGATGGTCAATTAGAACAGCGTAGAACCATCATATATACATTAGACTTTGAGATGAAAATTAACTTTCATGGCCCAATATCGAATGCTGGTATTGTTAGATCTTCTATCACTAAGCTTTTTCAAATGGATAAAGGTTTGGCTGATTCAGATCTTCAATTGGAAACCATCACTGTTACGCCAGATCCTTCGAGTACCTTTGGCATGGCAGATAGTGACTTTGGTTTCAGTACAACGATTGACTTAAGCTTTGATGATAGCGCATAAAGATGGACTCCGACAACGTAAAGACAGATTATGATTACTCGCGTGAAACATATTACGAGTTGATCGAAAAAGGCAAACAATCATTAGACCTCATGGTAGAAGTGGCTCGTGAATCTGAGCATCCACGAGCCTTTGAAGTCCTTGCTACTATGATTAAGAACATTAGTGACGTAAACGATCGGTTGATGGATCTCAATAAGAAGAACAAAGACATCAATAAAAAAGACGAAGATAAACCGAGGCAGATTGAAAACCAACAAAACAATATATTTTTAGGATCCACAACCGACCTACAAAAACTACTACAGCAGCAACCGATCGATGTGACACCAAAAGAATAGGAGGTGTATATGAAAGAAGCCGAACAAGCTTTGAATCGCGTAATGAACCTAGAAACTTTCTTGGTACCGTTTGAGTTCCCAGAAGATTGGTGTTTTCATGGACCAATTCCATTTGATTTGAAGATTGAAGATGGCCTAGCGATTGCAAAGGTGATTGCTCTGACCCAAGAAGAAGCAGAAGAGAAAGTTATGACTTATTTTGATGAAGCTGCAGCTTATTGGGAAGAGACTTGGGTTTTTACGCCTGAGGATGAAGAAGATGATGAAGAAGATGAAGATGAGGATGACGACGTAGAAGATGCTTAGTGAAACCTATCTCGGTAATATCAATGTAAAGCGAGATGGCGTAGTACAACAATGGACACAGGATCTAGTTCAAGAGTATGCGCGGTGCATGAACGATCCTGGTTACTTTGCTGAAAACTATGTTAAGATCATCTCGTTAGATAAAGGTTTAGTACCGTTTCATCTTTATGATTATCAGAAAAAAATGTTCGAGCAGTTCAACTCGGACAGATTTAATGTAGTACTTGCTTGCCGACAATCTGGCAAATCAATCTCAGCTTGCGCATATCTTCTCTGGTTTGCTTTATTTCACTCAGAAAAACTCATTGTTGTTCTTGCTAACAAGGGTGAGACCGCAAGAGAGATGCTTGGTCGTATCACTCTCATGCTTGAGAACATTCCCTTCTTTTTGCAACCAGGTTGTAGAGCTTTAAATAAAGGATCGATCGAGTTCTCAAATAACTCTCGTATTCTCGCCAGAGCCACGTCTGGCTCATCGATTCGTGGTTTGTCAGTTAACCTACTATACCTAGATGAGTTTGCGTTTGTTGAGCGTGCCACAGAATTCTATACGTCAACCTATCCTGTAATTGCAGCTGGTAAAGATACGAAGGTGATCGTTACGTCTACAGCTAATGGCCTAGGAAACACTTTTCATAAGATATGGGAAGGTGCTGTACAAGGCATTAACGAGTACAAGCCGTTCAGAGTCGACTGGTGGGATGTACCTGGAAGAGATGAGAGCTGGAAAAAGCAGACAATTGCTAACACTAGTCAACTTCAGTTTGACCAGGAATTCGGTAACACCTTTTTCGGGACAGGTGATACCCTCATCAACGCTGAGACATTGATGTCATTTAGGGCTAAACCCTATAATAGGCGACTAGAGAACGACTCTCTATTCGTTTACAAAGATACGGTCAAAGACCACGACTACATCATAACTGTAGACGTAAGTAAAGGGAGAGGTCAGGATTATTCTACGTTTACCGTGATCGATATTAGCTGTCGCCCTTTCGAGCAGGTTGCTGTGTATCGCAACAATACTATCTCTCCGATACTCTTCCCTAACATTATCTATAAGTATGCGAAACTCTACAACAACGCTTATGTTGTGATTGAATCAAACGATCAGGGTGGTGTAGTGTGTAATGGGCTATATCATGAGCTTGAATATGAAAACATGCACGTAGAGTCTGCAGTAAAGGCAAATGCTCTTGGCATAGAGATGACACGTAGGACAAAGAGATTAGGCTGCTCTGCGATTAAAGATCTACTAGAGAACAAGAAGCTAGACATCATTGACGAAAACACTATCATAGAGATCTCTACGTTTGAAGCAAAGGGACAATCTTTTGAAGCGAGTGATGGCAATCACGATGACTTGATGATGAACTTAGTAATGTTTGGATACTTTGTCTCAACACAATATTTTGCAGATATGACTGATATTAACTTGAAGCAGATGTTATTTGATCAGAGAATGAAAGAGATTGAAGATGACATTGTTCCTTTTGGATTTATTGATGATGGTAGCGAACATATTGCTACTATAGAACAGAAGGGTGCTGAAGAATGGTCTGTTATTTATGATCCAAATCTATGAAATTATAAATAATAGGTATTGAGAAAACAACCGTATTATGACATCATATCATTAACCAAAGAGGAATAAAGATGGCACTTTCAACACCTTCAGAGTCTCCTGCGGTTGTAGTTAAAGAGATCGATCTGACTGGTGGCGTTCCTAACGTCCAGTCAACTACAGGCGCGATGGTAGGCAATTTTCTCTGGGGCCCGTTACAACAGAGAGTTTTAGTTTCTAACGAAGCTGAACTAGTTGATACTTTCGGTGCACCAGATGTAACAAGAAACGTTTCTTTCTTAGAAGCATCCCAATTTTTAAAGTATTCTAGTACCTTATACGTAGTACGCGAATCTTTTGCATACGATAGTGATGGTCAGACTAATACTGCAGCAACCAACGCTTTCGCTGCTTTAGGTCTACTCGACTCAGCTATTACTCCTTCGAGTACTTACCATATTCAAGTTGGTAACGATGAGATCTTTAGAAGCACCGAATCGACATATATTACAAGAATAGATAGTGCTGAACTAGGTGCAGAGGGTCAGATCTTGTTTACTAGCAAATATGCAGGCGAACTCGGTAATAGCATTAAAGTATCTATGCTACCAGCTGATATATCAGACAGTAATTTTAATGAATGGTCTTATGCATCAAGTTTTGATGCTAGGCCAGATACTTCTAGTTTTGCATCGGCTAAAGGTTCTAGTGGTGACGAAGTACATATAGTAGTTGTAGACGAAGATGGTCTACTGACAGGTACTAGAGGCTCCGTCCTTGAAACCTGGCCAGGTCTCTCCATCTTAACAGATGCTAAGAACGATGAAGGCCAGAGCATTTATGCTAAAGAAGTAATTAATAATCGTTCTAATTATATTAGAATGTATAATTTCACCGCGGCTCTTGAAAACAAAGGTGCTGCGAATGCGTCGTCGGTAAGTACAAGTTATTACACAACCGATTCAGCTGATAGGATTGCGACTAGCTTATCTTTGGTTAATGGAACAAATTCAGCAACACTGCAAGCTGCGCAGATGATGACTGGTTTGGATTATTTTGGTGACAAAGATCAAGTAGAAATAGACTTCTTGATTGTTCCTGGAGCTACTACTAGCCAAGATCAAGTAACAGTTACTAATTATGCAGTATCTAAGGCAGTAGGAAGGAAAGACTGTATTGCAATAAGTTCTGTTGCTAGAAATGACATCTTGAATACGTCTAGTGATGCAACTAGAGTCACAAATGCTGTCACAACTGCTAATAGTTTCACTAGGTCTTCGTATCTTGTTGTAGATAATAACTATTTAAAGGTATACGACAAGTACAACGACAAGTATGTCTATATCCCTCCTGCTTCTACAGTTGCAGGTATCATGGCTGCTACAGATTACAACCAAGCACCATGGTTCTCTCCTGCAGGTTCACGCCGTGGTCAGTTGTTAGGTGTGACATCTCTGGTATATAGCCCGACAAAAACACAACGTGATACACTGTATAAAGCTGGTATTAACCCTATCGCTAATATCCCTGGTCAAGGCACGATTCTGTTCGGTGATAAGACCTTCTTGGGTCGTGTATCTGCATTCGATCGGATCAATGTCCGGCGTCTGTTCTTGGTACTCGAGAGAGCAATCAGTAGAGCCGCTGAACAAGTTCTGTTTGAGTTCAACGACGAGTTCACTCGCGCTGAGTTCGTAAACA